TCAATTATTTAATTACGCAATCATCAAGGATTACCCTATCACTAATTACGTCATACACTTAACCTTAGGCCCTAATATACCAACGATTAGGAGAAGAGTATTCACTCGCCAACAAATTAACAAACTATGGGAAGTAGATACTTCTTACTCTCATATGATTTTAATACTGCTATACACCGGTCTCCGCATAGGTGAGCTTCTTAATTTACGTAAGAAAGACATCCATAGGCGATCGTCATACCTCATCGTAAGACACGCTAAAACGAAAGCCGGTGAAGGCCGTATCATTCCTATACATCACCGCATCATGCCACTAATAGAGCAAGTATACACCAGCACCGAAGCATATCTATTCACCATCAGTTACACAACATTCCATAAGAATTTCAAGGATATTATGAAACAGTTAAATTGTAAGCATACTATCCACGATACTCGTCATACATTTGCAAGTTTACTTGACTCGGTAGCACCGCCCAACACATTACGTTCTTTACTAGGCCACAAACAAGGCGATATTACCACCAGGGTATACACACATAAGACTATTCGTGAGCTACGAAAAGCCATAGAATTATTAAAATAACTCCCCAGTGGGGAGTGGGTGGTCAAGATAACGTAACTAAGACAGAGGTACGATTTCCTATCAAATTTACAACTTTATTCATGGCGAACGCTATAGATGCGTACTGGTCAGGCTCTGACACGCCTAGGTATTTCGCTAACTCCGTGTCAGAGAGCAACGCAACTAAGGCCGTATTTTCGGCAAGTGATAGATATGCTGCTTCTTATTACTGGTTCGCACTAGGAATAATCTAATTCCCTAGGATAATGAACATAATCTGATCACCGACACATTTGGATATTAAGCCTTCCCTACGGCCATCCAAACAAAACTACCTGTGTCCGCTCTGGTGGTTAAGAATCGAATGGTGTTTCTATTAGCTTGAGAGAACCCACTATTCCAAGTAATAAAGCATTGTGCACCAGAAGTTTCAACACTTACAGAGTCATCGGTAGCTAAGGCTATTAGTACAGTGCTGCTAATCGGTAGAGAAATATCCTTATAGTACTTATTAGCATCAAACCAAGTTAATCCCCACTGGATAGTGAAACCATTAGCAAACTTTACGAAACCTGCGTTTGCATCGAGTTTAGATGCCACGATAGCACCTTGTCCTAATAGGCTTTTAAGTGTTCCAAGATTTAATACTTTATTTGTATCGCTATCGCTATAGTTAGCAGTAATAAAATCAATTATCTTCGAAGTGTTATCACCTTTTATTAGAGATAATCCTGTATTAGTTTTATTCGCATCTTTAACATAAACACCAGAAGTAATAGCTACATATCGATCTAATTCACCTTTAGTAACAAATGTACTATCAGACATATTGATAGTAATGTTTTTGGCATTACCAATTACTGTTCTAATTTTATAAATTTCGCTATCAATTGGTGTTGTCTTATCTGGCACATACCCAACATTATTGCCACCATTTGTATAACTATATAGCATTTCTGCTTTACCATCTACTTTTGCATATAGCCCAACTTCACGAGGGAAGAAGCCTACATTAAGCGTATTATTGGATAATGTTGCCGTAATTAAATATTGGCCGTTCCCTTCGTTTACACCGCTAGTTACAGGCAATTCCATTTTTGGTAAAATTACGGCCGTCATGTCATTAAAATTTCTACCTGTGGCATCTCCATCGCCTACTACAACACGTGTAAAAATTAAATTCTTACGTGTTGCCACACTTTCAGCAATCATTGCCAATCCGTTTTTAGTTACCACATTCTGTGGATATTGACTAGGCATTATATACCCCCTTAACAATTAACATAATTAATTACATTAGCTTTAGTAATGTATACACCAGCCACTATAGATGCATCGTCTAATGCTGAATTAAAGCCTACCATCGGATTGATAGTAGTTGTTTCAAACGTAGTAACGATACTACCAGCATATAGTTCAGTATCAACGCTATGTACATCGTTAATACTTAATCCAATATGTGAAGGTTTGACCACTGTCAAATTACTTCTTATTTGAGGAATAGCATATACAAAGCTGGAATTATTAAACTCTAATTTCAACACACCATTTTCAAATAACACATCTACTTCATCAAGAACGAATGTTTTAACAATCGCCTTAATTTTATCTAGGGTACATTTGCCGTTGTTATTCCATAGCATCTGTACTATGGCTCTTCGTTGTTCAACTGTACCATCACCATTGATGCCTAAATCTTTTTCGTAAACCTTTAAGCCACGTTCACCTACCGCATCAAAGAAGCCATTATCTAGTAATACATCTAGTAGTTCATCTATATCTTGCAACTGCAATCCAGCCACTTGATATAACTCTCTAACCCACGGATCATTACGATACATTTTATTGATAGCTTTTAGTGCATATTCTTTAAAGTCTGTATTAGTCATTTAAAGCCACGCTAACTGTACCCAATACGGCAACTTGTTCCTTAGTTAGATTGATTTTGCTAACCTTACCATTTATAGTTACACTTTCGTAGTCAGTAACACCCGTACTATCAATGATGATATTGCTGATTTGTGCTACTGATACATAGGACTGTTTAAAGGCAATTTTCTTTAGGTATGCAGTTACGGCTTCGGTAATGTCATTTGTAATAGTAGATTTAGTAGCAGATGTAGTGTGTTGTACACCTCTAACATCAATATTGATAGGCAATTCTGTAGCACTAACTACAGTACAATGCGCCCCTATTGGTGCTTGACCTTCACCGATACCTTTACTATCTGGGTCTATGTAATCTTGTACACGTTTCACTAAATCGGTACTAGCAGCCTTTCTGTCAGAGTTAATGATGATAACTTTAACAGTATTGTTGCCATTCCATAAGCCTATTACATTAGCTTCGCCTACACCTTCTACTTCCTTTGCCCATTGCTTATAGTGGTAATCATTTCCACTAGTAGCTGGTTCTCTTAACTCTTCATAGTAGCGTTCACGCAAATCATCGTCTGCTTCTTCATCCTCGCCACCTTTTGCAGCATCATCATTGATAACTGCATTGATACCAATAATAGTGATAGGCATTTGTGTAATGCTACCTTTAGGGACATTACCAACTGCACCAGCTTTAGTACATCTGATTTTGACAATAGAGTTATTCCCCACATCCTTGTTTTCTAGCGACTCATACTGAATACCGCTTTCGCTTTCAAACAAATCACCCTCATGGATAGTGCCGTTACCATCTACAATACGTAGGTTACATACTGCCTTAGTAGCTAATTTACGTTGCGTGCCTTTGCGTTGGAATACTACCCTTGTTAGCTCATCACCTATTAAGTTATCCACATTCTGTTTGCGTTCGATTTCTTCCGCCTTTTTCCACAGCTCAAGTAAAGCAAAGGCTTCACCTCGTGTTATGTCATACGTAGGAAAGCCTTCGGTTTTCTGATACGCATCGTCAATGTTTTCAAGCATCGTATTATGGATTCTATCAACACTATAATTCGAATTCATGTTCTATCTTCACCTCTTCCCCTGTATTAGTAACTACTGTGAAATAAAAAATACCTGCATTGAATTGCCAATCTTTGACAACTACCACGCAAGGTACTTTATTCATGATGCCTTCTGTAATTCTTCTTTTAATTTCAGATACTTTATATGCCCTTGGCAATCGGTATCCTAATAGTTTAGTTAAGTCTAATCCAAAGCTATCACTATAGATTAAGTATTTCTTCATCTCTGTTCTTATAAATAACTCAATCCATTGCTTTATAGCTTCTATTTGTGTGTCCTCAACATTCTTACCGTCCTCAAATACAAAGCGGTGTGTCTTATAGTCAAACTTAAATGACCTTCCTACTTTCTTCTGCGCATTAGTGGCGGTTGCTGTTGATTGAATTGAATTTGTAAAGTTATAGTCTGTGGGAAACATCATACACCTTCCTTGACTATATCAACAATGAAAAAGTGCTGTTCATTTTCATCTGGTATGACTAGCACTTTATCCCCTGTTTTCCATAGTTCATTCAATACTATTTTTCCTTCCCCTTGTGCTTCATAATCTGTTTTTGGTCCTGCAGGGCATCCTTTATGTGTCATTTTCCCACTATGCCTATAAGAATATGTTGTAATGTGGTGAATTAATTGAAAACATACATACCCATTTGAAGCATCAATCATAAATTTACCGTCTTTGATTGCTACTTTCCAAGGTGATGTACTTACTACTTCGCCAAGAACTGCCCCAATCCTCACTGGGTTGTTGCGTTCTTTCAAAGCGGCAGCAATTTGACCTTGCCACTCTTCCATTATTTCACCTCCTAAGACATCCTTATTACTTTAGTTGGTGCTTCATTATTATGCCACGCATAATTTGCATCGGAGTAGAACATTGCATGACCTGCACTGCTACTATTCCCAAATGCACCGCCTGCACCGTCTGAAATAACTACATGATCATTGTTGCCATATACTAAAATATCCCCTTTATTAGCATATCCATTAAAGTCTTCAACTTTATACCCTGCATTTTGTGCATTTCCTACAAGTGTATCAACATTGGCCACACCAATGTCTGCTTGTTGTTTTAGAAATGGATTGTAGTATGATCCTGTATTTACTACTACATCTACACATCCATTATCTCTATATACACTTTCATAACCATTCATAGCTTGCATACCAGCATCCACTTGCTTAGCATCTGCCCCACCTGCGCCATTACTACTGGCTACTGTAGTTGTTGCTTGTGTATAACTACTTGTATCAAGTTCTGCTTGTACTCGCTTTAAATCTAATGTCATTGTGTGATTAACCCCATAATTATGTTTGCAGTTAGTTACTAGGAATTTATCATGAATATCAACCGTGTAATCATCAATAATAATAATCCTGCCACTGCGCACCGCATCATCACCTAATAGCGTTAAGTTTAAATTTTCTTTAATCTTATTGCTTTCTTGGATTGTTTTTTTAGCAATTTGCACTGTTTGTGCCGATTTCTTATCATCAACTTTAACAATTTTCTTAATTAATCCATACTTCTTAATGCTTTCATCATCTTGAATTGTCGATTTGACAGACTTACTTTTTTCTTTGCTTGAAATAACTAGAACGGAGTTTCTCATATCCTCCATAGATAGATCACGTGAATAGTTATTTATTGGTTGAGTAATTACCTTATCCAATACCAATTCCTTATAATCTTCTACGTGGACTTTTCCCTCTCTATATTCCAATCTATATTTGTAGCCTGTTTCTTCTGTTGCTTGCTTAATAATGTCCTTTATTACATCTGATACAGGTTGCCCTTGATATATTTTCTTTATCTTCGTCTTTATATCAGCTACATTTCCTAATGGGATATTATTTTCACTGCATACCTTTTTAATTGCATCTAGTCCACTAACCCCATTAAACTGAATTTCTATTTCTGATTTATTCAAATAGAAGCAATAATCAAAGCATGTATACGTGTATTTATTTGTGCCACTCTGTTTCTCTGCCACTATGATACCTTGGAATACAATTTCTTCCTTTGGTTCTTCATTAAGTGTCATTGTCGCACTTTTATTGTTGTTACTAACTTGATTTGAAAATTCAATTTTCCCACCAATTGCTAGCCTTTGGTTCATCATATTGAAGTCAAATGGATTATCAACTAAATCGAATGTAAATTCTTGCCCTAGCGTGTCAATTCCGTCTGACCGTTGATAGTTATTTGTATAGGCAGTAATTTCACGTGTTTCTGTTACATCTTTACCGTCTTTTCCTTTTGTAGTATTGGTGTATTGTAGCTTCATTTCTTAACCGCCTTACTATCAGTGGTCTTTGTTTCTGCTGCCTTATTCTCTCCCCCTGTTGCAGATTGAGTAGTAGTAGATGTGTTAGTGTAAACATATTCTTCAATACCTATAGTAGCTTTAATATCTCCTACTTTGTCATAAGAATATGATAGATCATTCACTACACATGGCATATTTAGCAGTTCGTTTCCGTCTGACTGAATAATACATATCCGCATCACAGCCTTCATCTGTCTTTGTGCTTGGAAGAATTGCAGTACTTGTAATCCGTCTGTTCCATTACCACGAATAAATGAGTAGTCTTTATTCACAGGTAAAAGGATATTATCAAGTGTAAGTGTCCTTAATCCTAATGGCCCAATTAACTTAATATCTCCTCTTAATCCTGCAAATGTTTCATTTGTCTGTGGCTCATTTATTGTTGGTAATGGATTTGGAACCACTGGTAATGTAATATATTCATCTGTTAATTCAGAATAAAATACAATATCTGTTGTTGGTTTTCGTTCAGCGTAATCTAAGATTTTACCTACTAAACCATGTGATATTTTATCAGCAAATCTTGTAGCACGTGTTACTGCAAGTTTTTGTAATTCTGCTTGCTTTGCATGTAATCGTTGTGTCATTACTTGCTTAGCATTATCTTGAAAACTCATTTCACACCTCCTACATATTGCCCATTGCTAACATTATTTTATTGCTTATGTGATTACCGCATGCATCCATAAATTCTTCATTACCAATCACATTCCCTTGCACTGTTACATTAACAGTAACATTTCCTCTGTTATTAGCTAATTGGCGCATGCTTTCATCATGTGGTATTACCTGTGATCCATTAGGTAGATTGATAATCTCACCACGTTGATTTTCATTAACGTATGTTGCGCCACCTTTCCAATACTCTGTGCCAGTTGCATTATTCCCTGCTGTAACTCGTCCTACAGTATTGTTATATAGCCATGCTCCACCTTCTTTAATAGCATCTATTTTATCGCCTGCCCATTGAAGCTTATCTTGTACCCATCCAAGTACCCCTTCTGCCACAGACTTGATTACACTAAAATATCCTGTGAAGATTTGTACCAATCCACTAAATGCCATATCCCAGTTTCCTGTGAATACACCTGTTAAGAATGTAATAATCCCATTGAATATTTGTTGTACTCCGTCCAATATTGGTGCCATGATTTGCATAAAGCTATTATACAAAGATGTTAATAACTGAACTACATAATTCACAAATGCCATGCATCCATTTACAATGTTATCCCACATTTCTATAGCAAAGCTTGAAATTGCATCCCATACAGCTAATGCCACTTCTTTAACTGTTTCCCAGTTATAAATTAGCAATGCAATAACTGCTATTACTGCATATAAAGCAAATAACATTGGATTTGCAAGCATAAGCATATTTAAAATTCTAACTACTTTAATAACAGTTGAAAATGCAGTTACTAGCGCACTAATTATTGGAATTACCTTAGCAATTACATTAAACGCAATAAACCCTACTGCTAAAGCCTTAATCACTGGCAACATAAATCCTAAGTTTTCTGTACACCATTTAATTATGCTCCCTACTGTAGCCAATACACCTTTTACAACATTCATTGCTTCTGTTAGGTTACTCTTAATTGTTTCTTTGTTTTCTGTAATCACTTGAGCAATCCAAGTAAATGCACCACTAAATGTATTAAATATATCTTGTATTACAGGTGCCACTATTGGCATGATTGTGCTTACCATGTCAATAAATGCTTTTTGCATTGGTAATAACCCCTTACCAATGGTAGCCATAAGTGCAGCCTGTTGATTTTTCATTCTTTTTAATTGGCCGTCTGGGGTATTTGCCAAGATTTCATTTTGTTTGGAGAATGTTCCATTAACAATTTCATTGATTGTTGCCAATCTTTCTGCTTCTGTACCATTCTTAATGATCTCTTTTTGTGCTTCCGTAAGTGGTATTTTCATCTTATTCAAGCCTGCAACATCACCATTAAATGCACGTCCAATTGCTTGTGAAGCTATCTGTGCATCTTCTGCGGTTGCATTAATACCAAATTTACCTGCCACTAAATTTGTAAGCGCTTCTGATAATCCATCTACCTTATCTACAGGAACATTCCATTTATTCAACTCTTGATAGCCTGCACGAATAGTACCAGCAGAAATAACCCCAACTTTTCCCCATTTAGCAGCATAATCATTTAACTGTTTTTGTGCTGCATCTAAGGAAGCAGCAGATTTATCATACAAGGAATTGTTATTAGCCAAGCTATTACGCAATAATGTTTGTGATAACTCTGCACTTTTTGCAGTTTCTAGTGCTTTCTTCCCATATTCAACAATAGCACCCACACTTGCAAATGCACCAAGGCCAGACATTGCAAGGCCCATTTTGCCAATGCTACCTGCTATGCCTAAGAATTTATTATTAATGCCATTACCAAACCCTGTTAGCTTGTTCTTCATAGCAGAAATTTTTCTTTCAGTATCTTTTGAAGTATCTCCTACTTTTTTCATTGGAGCTGTAAATTTATCTTTCAAACTAAGCAAGACATTAATGCTTTTAGCCATTATTGCTCCTTTCTATATCTTCCATATCCATTTCAAAACATGCTAAATAGAATGTTCTTTCCAATGGATCTAGTTCAAGTAGTGAGGATAATGTATGCCCCTTACGCATATAATAGCGGAACATAGTTAGTTCCCTGTCCGCTCCTATTGCTTTTTTACTTCGTCAACTGGATTTGCAATGCCATACATTTCTAAAATAGCTTCGCCCAATGCAGTAATATCCTCAACGCTATCATTTAATACTTTGTATACTACATCTGTAGGTTCAGCACATTCGTATTTAGCTTGTAATTCCTTATTCTTAAACAAAGGAACACACGCATAGATAAGTTGTGCCATTGCATCCATTACCACAGATAAGGATGCATCTGCTTTGATTTCATCCATAATGCGCAATACAGTCGGTAGTGGTTGATGAATTACAGTTAGTTCCCCACCTAATCCCTTAACATATACATCTTTGGATTGAAAACCCTCGTTCATGGTTCTATTTAGCAAATCTTCTAGTTGTACTTTAGCCATTATATTATCCTCCTAATGAAAAAATAAAAGGCGGTACACTCGCACCGCCTTATTAAAATTAAAGAATATAGTCTAGGTAGTTATAATCAGCAAATTTGAATGGATAACTTTCCTCTTGCACTTTTTTATTTTCAAATGCATGTGTCAATTCATCTAATGTAACCCCTGTTAATTCGATACGTTCAGCACCGTTTACATCTGGATCAGTTACTTTAGATACAATCTTAATGTCTGGAACGCTACCATTTTTAATTTTGCCTGCAATTTTTTGTGCAACTCGGCTATCAATTTTGTGAAGTACTAGCGTTCCAGCACCTTCAAAACCTACCAAGCGTTGGTGTACACCCATTTCTCCGTTAATGTCTACAGCTTCATATTTAAGAGAAATCTTAGCTTCAAAGCTTTTAACATTAGCAAATAGTTCACCGTCAATCCATACTTTACCAAACTGCCCACGTAAAATTTGATTATGAATATCTTTATTGACCATAATTTACCCCCTATTCCATTGTGATTTGGAAGGATAAATCTTCCATTGCATCAAGAATTTTAATTTTAGCAGCAAGGTATACTGTAGATTTGAAAGACATCTTTTTAACCTTATCTTCATCCCAGTCCTCTGCTTCTGTTTTACCTACAGATAGCCAAGCTTGACGTTGATTTTCAACATCAACATAAGCATGATTATCATACTCTGGATCCAATACTTCGCCATTAACTACTTTAGTTAAAGATTTGAAATAGGAGTTCACAGAAGAAATAAATAGATATTGGTTATCCAAGTGGTTTTTATATTTGCCCACGTAATATTTCTTAAACGTGGAATATAAATCTTCAAGAATTAGGTCCATGCTTTCGACAATAATAATCTTGCGCATGTCCTCTGTGTCTGTTGATGTGAATGTCGTCAATGTATTAACCCCACGGCCTACACGTACTACATTATCCTCATCATCATTGATAAGAAGTAACCAACCTTCATCAGTCCACTTATTTACATCTTTTTCACTTGTAATGTAGGAATTATCAACATAATCCAAATCTTCTAGTTCATAGTAAGTAATACTTCTATTCATTGGCAAATTAGCCAAAATTGCTGTAATTCGTGGTAAATAATCTGTCATTTTTACATTAGTGCCTGCTTCCGCATCAGCTTCATGTACATATTGACCTTTCATATTCACTACATGCTTATCATCAGCAACCGTAACATTTGCTACTACGCATTTAACTTTGCGCCCTTTAGAAATGACATTACGGCTTTTAGTGTAAGATACTAAATCTGTTTGCCATTCTGCTACAGGAGTGCATGCCCAGTTGTATTTAATTCTATCTAAGATTGGTTTTACATCTGTAAATGCAGTTGTTTTTGTTGGTACATGTAATACCACTACTTTATTTACATTTGTATAGAAACAGCGCTTTAACAATTTAATAGTTTCCGCATTATATTTTTTATCTGTAATATCCGCTTCAAACTTAAAAACATCATAGCCTGCTGTTGTTTGTTTATCATCTTTAACAATGATCACCGCAGTGCCACGTTCAGAACGAATCACTGCAGACACTGCCTTTTGAATAAAGACAATATCAATATTTGGTAAGCCAATTGCCATGTTTTACCTCTTTCTGCTTAACAAAAAAGCACCCACAATTGTGGATGCTATATATCTTCTTTGGACTTTTGTAATTGTCCATTGACTGACAACTCTTCCATGTATGGTTTTTCTTCTTCTGGTCTGTTTTGATATATTGTAATATCAAAATTAGTAATATAGGACATATCTGCTTTATTAATAGTTTCTACTATTTCATCTGCTGTAATGCTATATCCTTCAACTACTTCTATAGGATTGGCCAACATTTCACGCAAATTTTCACGTGTTTTTAATAAATTTAGGTATCCTATTTCACGTTTCTCATTGAAATAATAAATGTAGATATTTAAAGTGTCCCCTCTAAGAATAGTCCCTATATCCTCATTTTTAAAATCTACTACTTCAATGAAAAATGAAGGCCTATCAAATCCCTCTGATATATCCCTATCATTAACATCACATCCCAGTAGCTCCCTGCATCTTACTGTTAGCGCTTTAACAATGTCTACTGCTGTAACCACTATCAACCTAACCCCTTTTCATCTAGCATTTTATCTACGAACTCTTCCGCCATTGATTGATATTCATAAGGAAAGGCCTTGGCCGTTTTACCCATGATATTTTTACCCCTTACAAAGGCTTCCCCTGTATTGCCAACTATAAGTTTAGGTTTTCCTTGTGACTTATGGCCAAGCATTACATGTCCATGTTCAACTAGCCATGCATGCGGAGCTGTGTTTTTAACACGGACTTGCCACTCATCATGACCATATTTATATGCTCTATCACGTTTAAGCCCTTTAATAAGGTTCTTTGTTCCTGTTGAGGTTCCTTTCTTATAGTTTTCTTTTGCTTTAGATTTGAATTTATTTCCTGCACGTTGCAGGAAGTTTTTCGTATCCTTTGGGAAATCTTTATTTGCTAAGTCCAATAATTCTTGAGTAAATTCGCTTAGTCCTTCCGTTTCAACATCAATACTCATCAGATTACTACCTCTGTAAATATCTCTAACCGTTCTTTGTTAAGATACGGATCCATTACATATAAGATATTATACTTTTGACCTTCAATGATAAGCCACATATCTGGCTCAATATCATTTCTGTATCTACAAATAATCTTATGTGTAGTTCTAGTTAGTGTAGTGTCAGCCGTTCTGCCGCTTAATAATCCACCTGTTTGTGGAATTACTCCACAAAATATGTTGCCTAGAACAGTATCAACTATTGGATACTGTCCTAGTTCATTCATTGTATCAGATTTTCTATTAGCATGAATTTCTGCCTCATGCTGCAATAGTGTGCTTAATCTACCCTTGCGATACATGTTGATACCCCTCCATTAAGTTCATAGAGTATTTATCTAATATAGCTTGCGTTGTAGGGTTCACTATTGCGTTCTCTACTGCAGTATAGGTTCGATTGTCATAAAATTCTCCGCATAATGCCATTACTGCCATTGACATATCATCATATTCATCTAGTGCTTCTTTTGATAAACCTGTATATGTAGCACAATATTCAACTGCAGCAGGTAGCACCATATCAAGAATAGGCTTACTTGCAGTGGTTATTTCCACACGTATATAGTTAGCTACAATTTCTATTGTCAGTTCACTAACTTTCATAGACTATTCCTCGTCTTTATCCGTCTTTTTCCCTTTTTTGGTTTCATTTGCTTCTTCAATATATCCAGCGTTCAGTAAATCATTTGCAATTTCCGCATCAGAAATCTCAATAGTGCTGCCTTGTGCGGCAGATACTACCCCACAGAAGCTAACCAAGACTTTATACATCATATATAATTCCTCCTATTATGCCATTGCTAATACTGCAATACGTTGCTCATCAACAATCTTACCGTCAATTTCAATATATCCTGCAACACCTACTGCATATTGTGTAGCAAATCGTTCTTGTAAAACTGTAATTTCTGCGCTATCTCCGCTAAGTTTAGTTGCATAGCCTTTAAGGTCTGCAAATACCGCTACTTTAGCTTTAGTTCCAATTTTTGGCATATTGTCAGACTCAAATACAGGGCGTCCCAATAATGTATAACCAAAGCCATTTGTTAAGTCTTTATTCAACAAATACTCACCTTGTGCATTTTTCAACTTGGAGCATGCTTTGAATGTATCTGGATTCATGATAAATACACCATTGCCACGGAATTTTTGAGGAATTGTAAGTTGTAAATTAATAAGATCATCAGCAGTAATTGCAGATGCTGCGCCAGCAGTAACTTGTTGTTTGGCTTGTAGTAAACCTTGAATTTTAGCAGAGCCAGTAAGCATTTCATTATCAAGGAATGTAATAATCGCTTCTGCAATTTTTGTAATTACATAATTTACAATGTCAAATCCTACGTTGTTAATCAAGGACTTAGATACTTTTGTAAGCACACCTATAACATTGCCTTTTAATACTACAGATTTGAATTTGTTGGTAGTACTTTCCAATTCTTGGAACTCGCCTACATATGCGCAAGTAGTCTTAGATGTAGATTCATCTTCTACTATAAATACCAAATCACCTTTTACATCATAAAAATCAGAGAATTGGATAATTGGAGCAACACGTTTTACTGTGGCAATGATTCTGTCTGCAATTGTTGTAGGAATTACTACACCATTATCACCTTTAGATAAATTTACATCAGAACGTGTTTCTACATCAGAAAATGTTGTCTCGCCACTGCGTAAGAAGTTAGCAAATGCACGTTCTTCTGCCATTGCCTTTTCTTTTTCATCTACATTTTCGCCTTTATTATCATCAGAACCTTCAGACATCAATTTGCGTTCTTCATTAGCAAGTTTCAATGTATTGTCAATGTTCGCTACTTCTGCACGAAGTTCTTCGAATTTAGTTGTTTCTTCTTCATTCAATGCACGAGTTTCTTCATCTGCTACTTTCACAAGTGTGTTCATTTCTTCAACCAATGCATTACGTTTTTCAATTAATTTTTTGAAGTTCTTCATATTACATTTTCCTCTTTTCTTGTAATAAAAAAGCATCCACACAAATGGATGCTATGCTTTAATTTTATTTAAAATATCATGATATTTTTCGTTGCTGGTTTCTTTTTCATCATCAGACTTACTACGTTCTTCAATATCATATTCTAATTTCCCTGTTGCGCTTTCATTGGATCTACACTCCAATAAATCTTCCTCCGTATCAGAGCGCACACTAATAGAAGTTGCAATGTATGCAGGATTAACAGACAAAATACTAACTTCGCTCATATCAATTTCTTTTAACGTGCGAATTTCTGGCATATTTTCCTGTTTTTCCCATTCATCTTCTAGCTTCTTAAATCCAAAGGACCAGCCTTTTAACTGTCTTTTTTCTGCTAGTTCTACAACTTCCGCATCAGTCACAGTTGCTTTTGCATATAATCCTATGCTATCCTCACGCAATTCAAGCGAACCGTCTTTTTGGTCCCCTAATTTTTTACGGTGATTAAAACGCAATTCTACATTATTGTTTCGTTGTAATGCAGAATTAAATGCTCCTTGTGCTACTTTTTCAAGAAAATTACCTCTTACATCACGGATTGGCTTACTCAATCGTTCGGTTACATTTACATAACCCTCAATAGTCGCAGCGCCATTACGTACTTCAACCTTCACTATTCTCACCTCCTTTCTCCGCTTTTAATGTAGTCAAATCCCCAAATGCACCTGTATTTGGTGTATAAACTTTCTTAGTTTTTGGGTAATAGAATACATTTGCTAAATTCATACTTACAAAATCAATGCCCATTGGTGATAAGTCTTCACGCTTACGTATTTCATCAACATTAATCCAATTGCTTTCAAGTGCTGTTTTATAAGCATTGAAGCGTGTCAGCATATCAGCTTTTAATAAATCGTTCATGTCCAAGCTAAAATAATAACTTCCCTTTTCTGTTTCTAACAATAGGGATCTATTAATGGCTTCAATGAAGCAGTTTACTATTGGCATTATTGTTGTCTTAACAAAAATATTAAATGCTTTCTCATCTATAAAAGTTTTGTCCGTAAATCCAAATATTTTATAAATTAAGTCCGCATTTGTCTGTTTGCTTTCATTAAGTTGATTTTCTACCGCTGTGCTATCTGCACTTTCAAATGTAATCCCTTTATTCAGTACTATTACATCACTTGTTCCAAGCTTAGAAGTCATATATTTCCAAGCTTTTTTTAGTGCGTTTAATGCCTTTACAGTCAATCTTCCTTCTGATTTTAGGAAGCCTTTCCGTACACCTTTACTAATTACTCCATTCTCATATACCAGTGCATTATACATACTAGAAATATGCATAGCATTATCGTCTAATAAGCCACGTCCATGAACTCCGTCACTACAATTCCGCACGGCACTCATAATGTTGAAATTATTATAATAATTTCCGTCAACTAAATAATATATTTGTCTATCAATTAGCTTTCCGTTATCTAACAGGCTTACTCTATGTTTAGGCAAATATTGTAATGACTCTGCAGAATTTCCATGCTTACCAATATAACAGTAGCAGGCCCCCTCCATAATTAGATCATTAATCATGGCTTGCTTTGTTTCATATGCGCCAAGAATTGAATTTGTTTCAATGTTTAATAACTTAATCCTTTCATCATCTAATATTTCTGCAATTGTATTTCCTTCACGTTTATACATTCGTACAGGAATACCAGCAATAATCCCAGATATAAGAAATAATGCACTCGCTACTGCAGGCACAGATAATGCCTGTTGTCTTGTTACTCGTGTAGTTGCATCATAGCTTGGAAGGTTTAAATCAATATCATCTGCAGTATCAATAAATGAGTTTTCATTTAATGCTTGCTCTTCCCTAACTTCATATCCAAATAAACTTTTAACCCAACTCAATTTCTCACCTCCTTTCTACATTTGTACTACCCAATCTAATGCGCTATTTAGCATGTATTTTTGGTGTAATAAATACATAGCATTAATCCCTGCCACTACCATATCAACCTTGCCCCTTGATTTCTTTTTATTAACATAGCGGTTCATATTGGTATCATATACACATCTTGAATTTTCAAAGTTGATTTCTAGCAACTTATTCCCTTTTTCATATACTAAATTACCTTCTGCTATTAACTCTGCAAGCCATTTAGTAGCAGGATGTAACACACTAGAATGTTGCTTAATTTCTACCATCGTATATCCAACATCTTCTAACTTTTGAGCAGTCGATAAGGCATTCCACCTATCATAGCCAATACCCATTACAGTAACCCCATATTTTGCTTCTATTTGCATTATGTAGCGTTCGATTGCCCCATAATCTACAGTACGATTGCCACATGCAATGCAATAGCAAGCATTAATAAAATCACGATACGGAATACGTTCTAGTTTTGATTTTTCGTCCACCCTATCTTCTGGAATAAACGCCCTTGCATCCCAATATACTTTGCCCTCATCCTCGTTATATGCAACCATATCTACAGAACAGTTATCTGTAGATAAAGCTAAGTCAACACCAAGGAATACTTCACGTCCATTCCAATCAATATGATCCACTGCACCTTTTTGTAAGTCCGCAATATTCACAAAGCTTTCACTACCAGCACCGCTATAAATGATGTTGCAATGCTTAGTTATAAAGTTCTCACGCTTACTTTCAATCTCAATAGCTACTTGCCGTTTAGATTTCAAGTCATCCATGATTTCTGTTACTTCAATAGCTAGTGGGTTGCTTTGTTCTAGTACTTCATCATTTGTTGCCCATCCTTTTGTATCATCTGGTTCATATAACAAGGCAAATACCTTATCATCATCTACCGCACCATTTAATACACGCTTCGCATAGTCCACTTCATCTTCAAATGGATTGTTAAGTGTAGGATATTTAGTTGAAATGATGAAGCCTAGCTTATTCAAGATAGTTAATTGCCCAGACCTCATAGCTTCAATTGCATATGTATTTGGTAATGCACCTGTTTCGTCAACTAGAAATACACTTGGCAATTTGCCGTCAAGGCGCCCTGTTGAATAGTTAAGTGGGATATATCTATTGTCCGTAATGTTGCAATGTATATAATCACGTAACATTTTAAATTTTTCCTTACCATTCATCTTGCCTAACATAGCAGGACTGCTACGCAATATTTCTTCTATAGCGGTTTTAATTTCACGTGATAATGAACCGTCTGGCGCTACAGAATAGAACTTAGAGAACTTAGGCTCTATAAAAAATAGCAAAATAAAAAGAATAGCAATTATAAATGTCTTGCCATTCTTTCTGCATATCTCAAGTATTGCGTTTTCATATCGTCTTTTATCTTTATTGTTACGTTCAACTGTACATAATATTGCAGTAATAAAGAACCATTGGAACCCTGCCATAGCATCATATACTGTGATATTCGCTTTTAACCCTTTAGGCATTATTAATAATTTTAGTAATTCTCCAATAGTTCGTACCTTATTATCATCAATAATGTACTGTCTATCCTTATTATTTGCAATATTTAAGAACTCTTTCACTTGTAGTTTTACATATTTTGGTGCATTGACATTCCCTTTTGCAACGTCCATTGCATACTGATAGGCAGGATGTTTTTTATCCACTTAATACACCCCCTTGCAGCACGTTTAGCAATGGATCTTGTTCCTCTTCTTTTTGATTAGCTACAAGTACTCCAAGCTTCGCCCTAGATTGTGGAGATAGACACAATTCATCACATAATTTTAAATATGTCCTCACCAGCTTCTCTTGTGTCGCTACAAATTCTCTATCAATTGCAAGTGTTGGTCTTTTGGCCACACGCTTATTTGCAGTGTGCAACATATCAATAGCCACGCTCGCTTGAATGATTGTTTGTGTATCTAATCTGCTTAATACCTTCGCTTGCCTTAATGCATCAACAATAAAGTGAAATGCTTCTAATTGTGTCTTAGTTAGATAGCTTGGCGGTTCTATTTCCGCATCATCAATAAACGCATTTTCTACAGCAATACGTTTTTCTTTTTCAGCCTTTGTTAAGTGCTTCTTGGTAACCCTTGCAAATACAGCTTTTCTCATGTGTCCACCTCCTTTCCTATGTTTTACCGCTGCCTTGTATAGTCCCTATATAAATAAATATATATTCACGTGCGCACGCATGTCCCATTAGGGAAAATTGTGTAAATTGTGGTGAGCAGTACGGTCTTGAACATTTTTTGTGAAAATCTATTTGATAGTAGGGGGGGTACTAATTATTTTCTTCAAGTACTCCCTCTTGTATTCTCCATGGTCAGCTTTGTAGTGATGTAGCTTGCATAATGTAATCAAGTTCTTATCATCAGTACGTTTCTTCCATGCTACATGTAATGGTTCAATGTGATGAACATCTAAGCGTTGTCCTACACTAATATAATTATCTTCGTGTAAACATAATCTACATAAATGTTTATCACGATCTAATATATTCTTTCTGCAGTCTTGCCATTCAACACTACTTCTAAACTTTCGTTCTTTCTTCCTACTGTCAGATGCGTTTGTATATTCCTGCTTGTAGTTACGTTTAGGCTTATGTGGACAATCTCCTTCATGTATTCCTCCACAATAGCTACATGCTTTTAGCATTACATCACCTCTACTTTAATACTCTATTGCTATTACGCTTTAACTTTCCATGTGTTCTTCTACACAATCCACAATTAGGTTTTCTTGCATCATTAGTTGTAATGTAGCTTTGACATACACCTTCATATTCAATTGTTTCTGCAGTACAGATACCATATTTATTGTTAAGGCATCTATCTCTGTTGCAGCATATTCTAGTCATACATCATATCCCATTGCTCTACGATTAATTTCATATACTTCATCATATGTAATACCTTCACGCTCTGCTACTTTACTTAAGCAATCGCCTTTAGTCGGATATTGGCCACTGTGTGTATTAATATGGCATTGTGTACAAAGTTGTATTAAGTTCTCCTTAATATCTCCTCCACCGCTTCCACGTGTATTAATATGATGTGGTTCTATATTTGTTCTTTGCCCACATATTTCACAATATGGCTTGCGAACTTCTTGTATCGTTTTCTTTGATGTAATTCTTTTATGTTTCATCAAACACCTCTTATAAACTAAAAAGGACCGCATCATACTGTGTTGTGCGACCTGTGTATGATGTAGTCCTTAATAGTGTGTAGTTTTTCTAGGAGGCTTGTTGAAGGTGTTCTCTTCATCCATGCCCACATATAGTATCGCATAAGTTAATAGTCAAATACTATCAACCTTTTTAAAAATTTCTTCAAAGTTTCTAATTGCTCGCTTATGTAGGTTATGAATATTTTGCACTGAACACCCTATTAATTCTGCCACCTTTTCCCATGTGTACCCATTAATGTATCTATCAATCAGTACTGACTTTTGCTTGGCACTAGGTACTGCATTAATAATAAATCTTGCTCTTTCCCTTTCTCTTAGGTAGCCACTCCACTCCCTCATTAGTTCATTTGATAGTGCATCTATGTTTGCTATCTTATCTTCAAATGTGATTGGTTGCCCTCCGCTTACAATGTCTTTACTGTAGTCTATTGCTTGCAGATACATTATATCTTGTTGCAGCCTTAACACTTCTCTTTCCTTACATTTGATATTCAAATCAGTATCTCTAATCTGAATTAAATACTCCCTTCCTGTCATTATTTGCTATCTCCCTGTTATTGTTGCTATGTTCTTTTCTATTGTTACTATCTTTCTTCGTTCCTCTACGATTAATTGCTTCTTCCATTCTTCCCATGTATATATTGGCATCCCTTTAGCAAGTGCAAAGGACCATTCTCCAATACATCCTTTAGATGTTTGCCAGTCACCACATAGTACTAACACCTCACATCTATTTAGCATTTCTAAGCATATCTTTAATCCTTTTGCGTATTCGTCCGCAAAGTACACCGTACTAAAATTATGAAGTGGTGATAGATATGTATTGTTTCTATCCTCTATTACTATCTTCTTCATAATCTTATCTACTGCTTGTTTGAGTTATCTCCACCAAATGGATGTGCTAAGTAAATTAATTTTCCTTTATTCATCTTCTTCTCCTTGTACTAGATCATTGATGTGAAATGTTTCACCTTTAACCGCATCATCTTCTAATTCCTCTTCCCATAGTTTCCCTTGCGCTCTTGTTCCTCTTACAAACATTTCAATTTCTTCTGCTAATGGAATTAGTTTTTCTTGAGTCTTTTCATCTATTAGCAACCATGATGTGCTAATTGTACATTCGTCTCCCTTTTTATTTGTAATCAATAACACATATTTCACTTCTGTGATAACTCTTGGTATTTCCTTATGCCACCTAAAATTGATTGATTTAATCTTTAGCCATTCTTCTTTAATAAATTTGAATGCCTTAAATGTATCTATCACTACACTTCTTGCATTTATATATGGTTCCCATATCTCTGGTCTAAACTCATCTTTTGTTATTAATTGATATGTTTCTGTAATGCCAGTATTATTTACTTTTTCGTACTTTACTTTCTTTTTATCCCCAAATCCAATGCTTAGTATCCTCATTTCTATTTCCCTTTCCGTTATATTTGGCCCATATTCTACAATTAGCTTCATCGATTAACCCACTTCATACACCCAATCCTTAAATAGTTAATAACTTCATTTTCATTTAATGCCTTTACATCTTTACGTTTCTTTGCCCTTTTAATATATCTAACATCTTCTCTTTTATTATTAGATATATTGACCACTATTAATCCCGCATCACCTAATTGACTTTCTATTTCATCCTTATGTTCTTCATACATATCTTGTGGTACTGCATAATACAAATATCCTACATGTAAATGATCATGGTATCGTTTTTTCTTAAAATCTGCTCTGAAATCTTGAATGCTTACCTTGATTTCTATTTCAGTAACAACTCTTGCTTTAAGATTGAAGTAGATTAAATCTGCTTCATATTCCCCTTTCCCATCTCCATGCATTGTTATATTAGGAATAGTTATATTCTTTAAGAATAAATGCCTTCCTAACTTCTTTTGCATTTCCTCTTCCGTCATATCTTACACCCCTTTATTTTTGGCTCTTTTCTGTTTTGCATTCGCCCTATATCTTGCTCTATTAGTTTGCAACCGTTCTATACGCACCTTCTCTTCACATTCATAATCACTGCATATTACTCTGTTTGCTTTATTTGTATAGAATTTCTTGCCACAACATATACAGTACCGTTCGTACTTATATTTCTTTGCTTCTTCCGCATCACGCTTCGCTTTTATTTCTGCCCTTACCTCAGCTACTGTTCTCTTCTTTTGTATTGGCTTGCCTGCTCTACAATCTGGACACCATGTGCTATGGCTATCTGGTGTAAATAACCTATCACATCTATGACACTTTCTTTGCATTTGTCCTCCTTATGTTTTAAAGAATACTAGCCATATGGTTTTCCCTCTGCGTTGCCCAATAATTGGCTCGCAAGGTAATAATTCTTTTACCATTGATATATTTATCTGCTCATCACTCCATTTGAATATCATCGTCCCATTTTGTTTAAGTACTCTCCAACATTCTGCTAAGCCTTTTTTTATATCTTCTTTCCAGTCTGTATTTAATTTCCCATACTTCATTTTTAAGTATGACTTTTCACCTGCTCTTATTAAATGTGGTGGATCAAAAATAACAAGGTAAAATGTTTCATCACTATATGGTATATTTCTGAAATCTGCCACTATATCTGGTTTAACAATTAATCTTCTGCCGTCACAAAGAGTTGTATCCTCTGTCCGATTATCAATATATACAGCATCTTTATATTCTTTATCAAACCAGAACATCTTTGAACCGCAGCAGGCATCTAAAATTTTTTTATCATTCATTGTTTTCTATGAATGTTCTCCTTTTCATATAGTTTTTACACCATTCTTTAACCGCATCTTCTTCATGTTCATCATATGGCTGTACGCACTCTTTAATTGCATATTTCTTTATCTTACTTGCATTAATCTCTATTACTTGGTTTGTTTCCCCCATCTATTACAAATTGTGAGCCAGTTCATTTTTCTATATGATCATTAATAATTGGCTTTAATTCTTTGAAAGGTTTTTTATACATGGCTAACTCATGTTTTCCATATATCTGTGTCCAACCACTTACCTTATTATCATCGGCCATTGTTATATTTAGCCTTACCCATAAATCTAATTTCACTTATTTAATCCCTCACAGTGCAGCTATACCCTTTTAGTTTTCTCATCCTGTGCCTAATGGTTCTTACGTTATCCCCAACATATTTATAGGCATCTCCTTGAATATTCTTCTGCTCGTTATGTTTATCTAGTTGCGCTCTCCATTGAATGTAGCTTTCACATTTACTGTGGCATCCTGCTTCTCTAAACTTGCACTCTCTGCATGGTGTTTTCATAATAACTCCTTGCTCGTTGGTTAAATTCTTTGTTTTCCTTGAACTCATCTCTTCGTATTCTTGCTATTAACAATGCATCTGACGGAATAAATGCATATCCCCAATATGGTATGAATACTCTTGTGGACTCCTTTTCCCTGCACTTTACAATATGATCATGTGCCTTTCTTACATTTCTGTATCTATCATTCATGCTCATATCCCTCTAATCTATTGCCTACTACTCTTACATTTCCATTGTTCACTACAAATGCTAAATCAAAGTCTAATACCGCATCATTTTGTTTGATTTGCTTATTGATTGCTTTGCATCTCCATTGGTATTTATCAACGCTATAATATACTTCCCCTACCATTGGTGTATCTTGTATTGATTTACAATCAAACTCAATATGGTCCTTTTCGTATATCCTTTGCCCTGTATTGTCTTTTGCTTCGCTTCCTCTGCATAGTGTTCCGTCCTCAATTGGCACCCATGTATATGTATCATTTTCTACTGCTAGTAGCCTAATTTGTGAGTAGCTTTGCTTTATTTCATCGCTACTTACCCATTCTGACCTGTTCAAGTTCTTTCTTAGGCCCTTATATATCAATGGTTTCATGCTACCTCCTCACACACTGCATTGATACCCAGTTTCTTTAGTACCTCGTGTATCATCAATCTGCCCTTTTGTGTCCAACGTGTGGATGCTTTGCACTCCAATCTTCCGTCTGTAGTCATATATGTGTGTGTTTTGGTTTTTGTGTACCCCTTATGCATTAGATCACCGTACAAAATCCATTGCCCATTTACACTACGTTGAATATGTGCATCATGTAGTATCTTGTTTAATGCTTTAGCACTTAACCCATAATCTGCAGCAATCTGCGTTACAGTCATTGCATTTGTAGAACTTAAAATTTTATCTACGTAATCAACCTTTGGTTCATACTCCGCAATCTGTTGTTTCTGTTGCTCAATGATTACCTTTGATTGGTTATGTGCTTCTACTTCATCTGCATACAATCTCAATGCTTCTGGTAATGTCTTTGGGATGTTTAACTCATAGCTTCCTGTTTTTCTAATTTGTGGAAGAACTTCGCTAGTTACCCATCGTTTGAATTTCTTCGCACTTGGCATCTTTGATTTCAATATCAAGGAATATAAGCCAGACTCATTTATTAAATATGTTTCCCTCTTCTGACCTGTGTCGGCAATTTGCCAACGCAGCTTATCTTCTTCATCAATATGTTTTCTTATTGCATCTGCAGTATCTTTATAGCCAAGTGCAGTTGCTACACTCTTGGCCACAAAGTATACTTCATTTTCAATAATGATAGTTCTTAGTTCCCCAAACTCATTACTGTTAAATAGTGTTGTTACATGGTTCATAGTTGGCCCCCTAGTGCAACCGCATCAATGCTTGTTGCTTTTGTCCCCTCCTATTTTGCATAAATCTTTGTTGGCGAATATGCCTGGCAATCTTCACATTCTTCTTTTTTTAGCCAATATAATGTGCCTGCAGTTTTACCTTTGAATACTTTTATTGATGTTTTCCCCTTAGGGCAAGATGCTTTCACCCATAACGCACCACTTTTAGCTGGTCCAAATGAATGACTGCATATCTTTCTTGGTCTACCTCTTCTCATTTTTTATTTCCTCCTAGAATGGAATATTCTCATCATTGTCTGCAAACCCATTATCAAAGTTACTTGCTGCGCTTTCATTTTGTTTAAGGCCATATGTAAGATTTTTCACTATAATCTCTGTGATATATCGTTTGCTTCCGTCTTTGTCATATGATCTAGTTCTTAACTCACCATTCACGGCTACAAAATCACCTTTACGTAACCCACTATAAAGTTCCGCATCAACCCAACATACAATGTTGTGATATTGTGTACTCTGTTGCTCATTTACATATTTATTGGTTGCCATTCTAAAAGTAAGTACTGGCTTTCCTGTTTTTGTGTATCGTAGTTCTGCATCTGCTACTACGTTTCCGCTTAAAAATACCTCATTTATGTTTATCATTTACTTTTTCCTCCCATTTCTCACATTCTTTGCTAATTACACATAGTGCAATTATTGATACGCCTAGTATCGTTCCTATTACAATGCCTATTCCTAGTAGTGCCATGTCTTACCTCCTCAATTCTTATTAGTCTATAAAATCTGTAAGGATACCCTTCATCTGATACAGACTCAACTACACTATCTGTTTCTACGTAATAACCTTTTGGCGGTTGGATATAATCTCTCCATTCGCTTGGCTTTAAAATCTCCGTTTTCACTTTAGGTTTTTCTAAATTCTTGCTACTATTCCATCTACGTTTAAATGCATCTTCTTTATCTGAATAACAAGCACTTCTTTTTTCTTTCACAAAGTAGCTTGCTAATCTCACCGCATCTTCTGCTCTTCCTTGATACAACATCAACTTATGCATGCCATGTGGCCAGAGTTCATTAATTTCATCTGAATATAGTTCTGCATTATTGATGATCATGTGGAAATGTATTCTTGTTTTCCCTTCTGCTATGTAAATGTATTTCAATTCTTTATCCAGTTTTTTATATCTTCGCTTTAGCCTTCTTATAAAATTCTGAATATCTTTTTTTGCATCTTCCCATGTATCAGGCTGTTCCTTGTAAGTTAATGTGATGTAACAATCATTTGTAGTGAAATTATTATCAATCAACATACGCAGCATTGCTTCTGCTTGTTTTTCGTTTTGCTTTTTCTGCGCTTCAATTGTTGTCCTTTTCTTTTTTACACGTTTGCCATTCTTTCTATAGGTTCTTGATGTATGATAATCAAGTACCTCTATCATATTTTTAGATATGACTTTTTTACGCTTCCTCATCGTAATTACTCCTCATGGTTGATTTGTTAATATGTTATATCTAGTTAATAAGAAAAACCTTTAAATAAGCTTTTCCTAGTCTTTTTTATGTCCACGTGATATAATTACGTTAGGTTTGGTACGTAATTACGTGCTTGATTAGGCCACTTTAATTAGTGGCCTTTTCTTTTTGCCTTGGATAGTTGCAATGCATGTCCCCTTGTACTATTTCTAAATATTGACATGCATCGCAATGTTCCATGCAGATTATTCCTTTGGCCTGTCTACAATGAATGTAGGCATGGCCTTTTTTATTGCACTCATCACATATACTGCAATGACTGCAATGTTTACTCATTACGCACCGCATCAAGCAATATCCCTCTTGTTCTTTCAGCTAGATAGAATGTATATTCCTTAATTGGGCCTTTCCCTGTAATTCGCATTTCATAACTACCTTCTTTACGCTTCAAGAATATGGCACATCCATTGGCCAATATTGTAAAGTCCATGCTAGTAGCTTTGTTATTTACAGTTATGCTTGTAATAGACTCTTTCAATGTTTTAGCTTCTTCTTTAGTGAACTTTAAATATCTTATTAGTAGGTCCATTGCTTTTTCTTTTTTGAGTATCATAATTTATCACCTCCTTAACCCTTTCTAACATCCAAATTGTGATACCAGTTGTTAGTGTTAGCACTACATTAATTAATATTTGCCATCCTTCTGCTTGCTCAATTCCACAATATAGTCCCAATCCCAATACACCTAAGCACCATTGCACAGTTGTAATTAGATTTATAATATTCATCTTCTTATGCCCCCTTTAGCCACTTCATATGCTGCCCTTTCATCCACGCTTCAAACTTGTCTACATTGACTAAAGTTTGCTGCGGTCCCAACTGCATGCATATTTGGTCAAACTTACCTTCATTACGGATCATATCTATTCTTCTGTAGATATACATTCTGCTGCGTCCCCATATCTTAGCAAGTTTACTAATTGGGACATATTTGGGTTGAACACTTTCCATTACTACACATTCCTTTCTATTTCATCTTTCTTTTATAATTGGTATAATCACCTTGAAAGGGGGTGATTTCGTGGGGTTTGAAATTAATGGATTTGATGAACTAAAAAATCATCTTTCAAAAATCGAAAATAATGTTTCTAATTTGAGTAAAACTGATAGTCTTAGTTTTGATGAACTCTTTACCAGCGACTTTATGTCTAAACATACTAACTGCAAGTCCTTTGATGAATTTCTATCAGCTAGCGGTTTTACTCAATCGTTTGAAGATATTCCAGATGATGATTGGGATACCTATGTTTCACAGCATTCAAGCTTTACATCTTGGGAAGAAATGATGGATACTGCTGTAGAACAATATGTAAGTAAAAAACTTGGTTTTTAATAACCTTCTTAAAAGCACACTATACCCCTTGGTGTGCTTTTATTTTATTTACTAACTTATTCATCTTCTTTAGTTCCTTGATTGCTTTATCTAATTCAGTTTTATCTACTCTAATTCTTACTAAATATTCTTTTGTTTTATTTGTTTCAATATTTACCAGTTCTTCCTTTTCTAAATGACTAATATCTACTTTTATGTTGTATCCGTCTTTTCTCGCTAACTTAATTGCATCTATTAGATCATTTAACTTACTTCCCACATTATCCATATGTCGCTTTAATTGAGTATTGAAATTACACTCTAACTTTCCTGCAATTTTGATTTCTTTCATTTGTATTACCTCTACTAAATACTCCTATCGCTTTATCTAACCTATGAAGCTCAATGAACCTATTATTGTTCTACCTGCAACGGTAACTTTGAAAGATAAATAGCTTCATACTCTAATACAGTAGAAACATTAAGAAGGATTTCATTTGCTCCTGCATATGTAAGTCCTTCTTTTTGTTTTAATAAAGCAACTACTTCCATTACAGTTGGATCTTGATATAAATCTTTAACTACCCGTAATTCCCAATCATTCATTGGTGGTCTTAAATCTTTCATTTGATTTCACCTCTCTTCTAACTTCCCCTTACTTTTTTATTACCTCTTTATTTTGCACGGTTTTCCGTGCTTATTTTGTAAAAAAAAGACGATAAATCTCTTGTGGTGGTAATGGTTCAGCTTTGCTTTCATTTGCCACCTTGTCGATTTCCTTCTGTGTAAATGGAACTCTATTTCCAAGTCTTTCATATATTTGAGTAGTACCAATGCCTAAGAACTCTGCAAACTTGTTTATTGTTCCATAATTTTCTTTAATAAATCCCCTAAGATAGTCATAATTAAAAGCCATTCTATCACCTCTTTTCTATGTACGGCTTTCCGTGCTTTAATGATAACCTAGTATTAGACTGATGTCAACGCTTTTCCGTGTTTAAGTTTAGTTTATACTTGCTTTTGTTCGCTTTTCCGTATATAATGACTGTATCGATAGACATTTAGGAGAACTTAAAATGAAAGAGAAATTTATAGAACGTTTAAACTCAATTCTACAAAAACGCAATCTAAGTCAAGCAGATTTATCTAAAATGACAGGTATTCGTTCATCATCAATTTCCGATTGGTTAAATGGAAAATATGAACCAAAACAAGATAAAATATCAATTATTGCAGAGGCATTAAATGTAAGTCCAGTTTGGCTTATTGGTTATGATGATACATCTTCTAATCAGTCTGAAGGTTACTATGTAGATCCTGAAACTGCAGAATATGCGGAAATGCTTCGCACTCGTCCAGAAATGCGTTTGTTATTCTCCGCATCACGTGGCATCTCAAAGGAGGATATGGAAAAAGCTGTTGAATATATAGAACTACTCAAACTTAAACACAAATAAACTTTTAATGGGAGATGTTATATAGTGGTTGTTAATATTATTGAGTGTGATATTCCTAATGTAAAAGCTGTTTCATCAACAGGGGAAGATGAAGGTGTACACAATATTTATATCCGTAAAAATATGTCTATTGAAGATATGCGTAACGAAATAAAGCATGAGTTACTACATATTATTAATGATGATTTCCATATTGATCATCATGTTAATCTAATAGAACATATGGTAAGACGTAAAGCTCTTACCGATGAATTACTTGATGAAATAGATTTCTATCATCATGTTCTCTAATTAAATAAAAAATAAGCCCCCACCGCAGTGAGGGCCATTAAAAACATCATACCTTAGAGGTACTATATTTTTACTCCACTATTATTATACCATACCTCTAAGGCTTATTTACTATACCATTTTTTAGCCTAGGAGGTATTTTTAATGTGGTGTGAAACTGTAACTACTAAAGCTGGTATTACTAAGTATAAATTTCAAGAACGTTATATAGATCCATATAGTGGTAAAACAAAAAGAATATCTGTTACATTAAATAGTAATAGTAGGCAAGCATACAAAATCGCACAAGCTGAATTGCAAAATAAAATTGACTTGGCCACTAATACTGACATTGCTAAAGATATGACATTAAATGATGTTTTATCTGAATATTTAGAATCTAAACGGGCCTTTAGAAAATCATCTACACAATATAGTATGGATAATCTTCACAAACAGATTATGAAATGGTTTCCTGCTGATATATTACTGTCTAAACTTTCACCATACGTTATCCAAAGCACGTTTGATAAATTTGCTTGCCAGTATTCCTACAATTATACTAAACTTGCCCTTAGTCTTATTAGACAATCATTAAAGTATGCTAGACGTATGGAATATATTCGTGATATTTCATTCTTAGACAATATTGAATTGCAAAAGCCAGTTGCTGATGTTGACCGCATCAAGAAACAACGCTCTAAATTTTTAACTAAAGATGAACTAAAAGATTTACTATCGCAATTAGATACTATCAATCATCATGTATCCTTATTATGTGAGTTTCAATCTTTAACTGGTCTTAGATTCGGTGAAATGGTAGCGTTACGCACTCAAGACTATGATATAGAAAATGCTGAAATAGATGTAAACGCTACTTTATCTAATCGTGGTAGCTTTTCTGACCCTGCCATGCGATTGCCACCAAAGAATGTCCATTCTATCCGTAAAGTAAAATTGGATGCAAGGGCCGTACAAATTATTAATCACTTTATAACCGCTAATCAAGCTAGGCGATTATGGAAATCTAAATTTGCTGACTTAGGATATATCTTTGTTACTGACGGTGGTTTACCATATGATCTACATTATGTAAATCGTACTATTAAAAAACTTGGTTTTCACAAACCTGTAAGCACGCATACATTTAGACACACACACATAAGTATATTGGCAGAATCTAATGTACCTTTAAAGGCAATTATGGAAAGGGTAGGACATCATGAACCACGTACTACACTTGCTATTTACACCCATGTAACTGATGAAATGCAGCAAGAAGTTAATGCTGCAATTTCCAATATGGGAAAAATACTTTCAGCCAAATAAAAAATAAACCGCCTAGGCTTATTAGCTTTGGCGGTTTATTTTTACAACACACTTTATTCTTAATTTGATTATAACATAGTGACTTGGAAATGCAATATAAATTAATTCTATAGTTAAATAAAAAATATTCCACCGCATCATATACAGTGGCATTTATAATCCTCATATAAAAGGGGCAAATATTTCTAATTTAGAGGGGCAAAAAGGGGGCAAATTGTCGTTACAATGCGTTACAATTTGTTATTGTTCACTTTCTAAATTGTTAGATAATTACTGCTTGCATTACAGTTTGTTATAATGCGTTACAATCTGTTAAACGGTAAATAGAAATGGTGCGGTTGGCGGGACTTGAACCCGCACGAGCGTTAGCTCACCACCCCCTCAAGATGGCGTGTCTGCCATTCCACCACAACCGCATGGAATACAAATGGTGCCTCAGGACAGAATCGA